CTTTTCAACTATGTTATAGATTTTTTCAACTTCACTACTAAAAAACTTTCCTTCTACATTTGTGTTATAATAATCTTCTTTCAGTATAACATCTCTTTTAAACTGCTCCATGGTTTCATAGAAACTCATGGATTTTTTATGCGGACAAATATATAAAATCTGCCTTAAAAACTTATCTTCACCAAGATTTTTTACATCTTCAATCAGTTCATCACAAGAACCGAAGTAGTTTTTCCAATCACTTTCTTTGGTTTTTCTTCTCCCAGTTTTACGGTCTTTCTGTCTTGTCCAAAAATGTTTTTTGCCGATATATTTTTTATTATTTGTTAAGTTTGTAATCATATACACAAACCCCTCCATTCCTTTTGGGGCTTCCGTAAAATCAGAATCATTATATTTCCAAGTCATTATTGTTTTTATGAGTATACATATACTTATAAATAAAAAAAAGCTCTTATTAATATGTCCAACGATTACGATATCTACGATTTAGTTCTTCAGTATCTGTTAGATGAAGGATATGCTGAAACTGTAGAATCAGCAGAAGTAATGATGGCTCATATGAGTGATGACTGGAGAGAAAGCATTATTGAAGCATATGTTCCTTGGGATTTTGGACCAAAGCAAAAGTCCAAAGCAAAATACGACCAACTTGTTGCCAGAAAAAAGAAGGAGCAGGAATCTGGAATCAAGGGTGGTCGTGGCACTGCAACCAGGGCAAATAAGCTTGCCAAGAACGCTGTAGATATGCGTAGAACCCTTGATAAAGACTCCGAGCACACTGGGACAGACCCCAAGAAGCAGGGACTCCAACCCTCCACAGAGAGGCACACAGCTGCCGCACAGAGGCGTGCTGCGAAAGGAATGCCATCATCTATGACAGCAAGGAAGTATTATGGGTGAGCTTGACAACATCTAAATAATAACTTAGTATGTGCAGACCTACCGAAAGGTGGGTTTTTTGTTATGAGTCTTTGATGTGTCATTTAGAGCCGTGGGCACTGCCCCCTAAAAAGGGGAACTTCTCCTTTGCCTATACGGATGTAGAGTTCTATTAAAATTAATGCTAAAAAACCTTACAACTGTAGCCGTATCTCTTTTAGGTGCGGTTGCAACATCAGCGGCAACACTGCCAACACCGGGATTTGCTACTTCAATTGATAAATCTCAGATTTCAATTTTAACTGAAGAATCCAAACCCCAGGAGACAGCGACCAAAGAGGTTGCTCCAGAAAAGCCTAAAGAGAAAAGACTAGTTTGTAAAGGATGTAATCCAAACGAATCCAGAACTTTGGAGTTTCTTCAAAGTCGTGGAATCACTGACAAAAACGCACTCGCAACCATTATGGGCAATATTCGCCAAGAATCCGGATTCCATGCCAATATATGTGAAGGTGGTGCCAGAGTTTCCTACCATAGTTGTAGGAGTGGTGGTTATGGTCTAATCCAGTGGACTAATGCTCCCAGATATTACGGTCTAGGGAAACATGCTGCCAGAACGGGTTCTAATCCTTCCAGCCTTGATACTCAACTAGATTATATGTTGTATGAAGGTGATTGGAAGATGATTGAGAATCAAATGAAAACTCCAGGTGGAACTATCCATTTCTATATGCGTCTTGCTAGAAAATGGATTAGGTGGGGTCATCACGGAGCAAGAACGGACTTTGCTTACAATTATGCAAAGAAACTTGTTCTAACTGAAGTTTGATTATATGAGGTCCTCCTGGACCTCTTTTTTTATAAATATCTAAAAAACTGTAAGAATATGTCTTCCTACGAATATCATAAATTCCTTCTATCTAGCTGATATTATAGCACACTAATCAAGTACTTGACAAACCATTCAAATACGAGTAGAATCTGCTTTGTCAGGGATGAAGAGACATATTAGATATATTAAAGATACTTAGAGACATTTATGGAAGAATTTCCATCAAACCCAGAAGAAGTTGTAGATTTAGTTGCTAAGTCTGGATATCTTAAAGTAGAGAATGAGGAATTAAGTATTTCATTAGATACTCATAATCAAATCAATATTCAACCTAAAGGAACTCCATTAGGAGCAAAACTAAGAGTTGAAGACTCTGGTAATATAACTCCTATAATTACTTTTGATACAAAGAAGTTAAGAGAGCCCAGAAAAGAAATTAATCCAGTTGAAATGCTGGATAAGGCATTAGAGGATTATTTAAATGGGCAAGAAATATAATATCTTTGAGTTTAAGTATGGCAAAGAAAAAAGATCATTAAAAGAACTTATTAAGATTGGTGCTATACTTCATGGTTCTCTTGATATTCTTTCTTTAATTCCTGGAATAGAAAAAAGAAGATTATTTAATTTTGTAGATGAGATTCAATTAAAAATGGATATTGATATTTTAAATGATTATATTATAAAAGATGAAGAATTGCTTGGATATCGTATAGATAGAAATATCACCAAAGCAATAGACGATTATGAAAATCTTTGACAATCTTCCAGAGTTTTCACTATCGTTTAAAATAACTCCTAAAAGGTCTTTTATTGCTGCTGTAGTTGCATCTCTATTAGCATTTTTTACAACTCAGTGTGGTATTAGTGAAGAAAAGTTCTTGCAGTTTTATAATGAACTTCGTAGAAAGTTTAATCCAGCAAATCTACCAGATAAGCATAGAGTTTTAGAAGAACTTGATAATGAACTAAATCGTAGGATTATTCAGAATGAAGAACTACTTCAGAAAAGAATTGAACGCGATGTAGATGAAGCAGTTCGTGATTACAAGAGATATGAAAGACAAAATGAACAAATCAATATGAAGAATGAAGTTATATTGAATGAAATAAAATCGTCAGAATATACAGAAGAACAAAAACAGATCATTAAGGATGCTATCTATTATGAGTTTGAAGATGGTACGATGGGCATTCGTGGTGCTTGGGTAGAACCAGATCCTAGAGAAATACGAAAATAACTTGTATATATAATACATACTTTTTTAAATTGAAATAATCATGTCTGAAACTGTTAAATCAATCGTAGAAGCATTTGAATCTTGGCAAACTGAAGATGAAAAGTTTGCGAATGGAAATGGTGCTGCAGGAACCCGTGCTCGTAAGGCACTTCAAGAGATTGCAAAACTTGCAAAGGAAAGGCGTGCCGAAATCTCTGCTGAAAAGACCTCCAGAAAACTGGCAAAGGTGGGGGCTTGACAGGGGGACTCCCCTGTGGTATCGTTAAAAGGTGGTCGGGGAACTTCCCAACTGCCGTGGTTCAAACCTTATGATAGAATCCAGTGGGGCATCTGTCGGACAGGTTTGATTTAGATTCACATCCACACGGCAACCCCTTGACAATCAAATCCCTCTGCGGTACGATTGTCTCATCGGTCCTCTACCGAACTCGGTGAACTAAGTGAGGACCTTACGGGCTCATAGTTAAGCGGATATAACCACCGCCTTCTAAGCGGTTGTCCCAGGTTCGATTCCTGGTGAGCCTGTTGGTTTGCTAAATAGATTAGAACTATTAGGACTAATCTAATGAGTAAACCATATAAATTGATGACTGAAGAAGAGAAATCTGCTTTCAATCAGTATTGTATTCAAAGATGGCGTCAAAGAAAACTTGATGCTGTAGAATACAAAGGTGGAAAATGTGAAAGATGTGGATATGGTAAGTATCCAGATGTTTTAGAATTCCATCACATTGACCCACAATCCAAAGAAGCATCTTGGAATGAGATGAGAAAATGGAATTGGAATAAGGTATTGACAGAGTTAGATAAATGTTCTATACTTTGTGCTAACTGTCATCGTGAAGTTCATGTAGAACTTCGACAGGGGAATTAGTTAAACGGTATAACGGGTGCTTTGCAAGCACTTATTAGGAGTTCGATTCTCCTATTCTCCACTTGACAATCTGAGGTTTATGCCTTATGATTGTCTTATGCCAGTCAGAACAGGTGTTCAGAGAGGTCTTATAAACCTTTTCCGCCAGATTAGCGGCTTTGGGAGGGTTCGATACCCTCGGCTGGTATGCTCTAAATACGTTTAGAGTTTTGCCCGTGTAGTCCAATGGCAGAGACAGAAGACTTAAAATCTTT